ACAATCGCTAACTTAGCTAAAGGTTATCTATCTAACAAAGCAGAAGAGAAGCAAGCTAAGCATCAGGCTAAGATGTCTGTCATACAGAACGATGCTGATTGGGAATCTAAGATGGCTGATGCCTCTAAGGACTCATGGAAAGATGAGTTCTGGACTATTGTCTTAGCTATACCTGTGTTTATGGTTGGTTACGCTATAGCTGCTAATGATGTTACTGTCATTGCTAGAGTAGCTACAGGCTTTGAAGCACTAGAGAAACTACCTGAGTGGTATCAATACTTGTTGTTTATTGCTATAAGTTCTAGCTTCGGTATTCGTGGTGCTAGTAAAATAATGGACATGAGGAAGTAAACTAATGGCATTAGACCCTTTAGCAAGTCCCTTCGATACACAAGAAGAAGACATCTTTACACTTGAGCAGCCACGGGTTTCTTCTCCTGTTGCTCCTTATCAAGGAGTTACTCGACAAGACTACGGTGTAGGTGAGCAGTATGGAACAACTGAAGAAGCTTTCAGCCAGCTGCCTTCTTACCTTAGCGGTCTTGAAGAGAAGAGAGCAACTACTGACAAGAAATACAATCGTCTTAACTACGACCCTTCTGAGTTTGTTAGAGCAGGTTTTACTCCAACACCCGGAAGCGTTAGCAAGGGCGCAGCCTTAGATTCTACTATTGACTATATAACTAAAAACAAAATACCACTGTCTAAAGAAGTAGATGGTCAGACACGTTACTTAACGACTGGCTTAGGTGCTGATGTCTACAGAGCAGATAAAGATTTTGACTACAAAGCAGGCAGCTACGAAGAATTAGGCCCAGTAGGCACATACAGTACAGTACATGTCCCGCCAGTAAGTCCGCTTAACGATAAGTTTCTTGGTGTTGTTGGCATGTTTTTACCTCCTGTGGCCTTAGCTACAACCGCAATGAAAGTAGTAGCGGGGGAAAAGCTAACGCCAATGGAAATAATAAACGCAGGCATGGCTGGTCTTAACGCAGCTGGTATTACTAGGCCACCCACAGGCGCAGGAGCTGGGGGCATGGGGCCGGTAGATACAGGTACAGGGTTATTTGGTACTACTTACAATCAAACACAGTCTCTTCTAAAAGCAGCAGCAGCTGATGACTTAGAAGGGGGAATAGTACAGGTCTTTGCTCCTAGAGTTATTGAAGGAATTAAAGCACAGCTACCTGCTCTTAACATACCACCAACAGGACTTCCTGAAAACTTTGAAGCTGGTTTAACTAAAACTGTAGAGAAGATGGCAGGCGGCGCTAGTTTTGAAGATGCTATTAAAGCAGGCGGTATTGAGTACATTAGAGAAGGTGGTTTAAAACCTTTAGAAGATATAGTTAAAAATGCAGTTCAACCTTTAGGCTCTATTGCTGGCCCTGTTAGAGATACTTTTGCTGCGCTAGATAAGAACGTACTACAGCCCATAACTAAACCAGTGAGTGATGTCTTGTCTAAGGCTGATACAACTGTTAGGCAGAAATTATCAGAAATTGATGACGCTTATCTACAGCCAGTTACTAAGCCAATAGGCGATGTTCTTTCTGCTGCCGATACAGCCGTTAGAGACGCTTTACCAAGTTTTGGTAGCCTAGGTATAGACTTGCCTAACATTAGCTTAGGAATGCTTACAGGAGGTTCTACGCTATCCCCTACACGTACTACTGATGATATATTTAAAGAAGACTTGTTTAAGTTAAAAACTAAGATAGGGATTAGTCCAGTAGAGCAGTTGCTTAGACCACAAGCACAACAACAGGAAGTAGTGGGGCTGTACGATGACCCGTTTGCTAGTTCTTTTAACGAGAGGAATACATTTTAATTATGACTTACTTAGAAGCAGTAAACAAAGTATTACGTAGACTCAGAGAGGATGAGGTAGTATCTGTATCTTCTAATCCGTACAGTAAGCTAATCGGTGAGCTAATTAATGACGCTAAGCGTATCGTTGAGGATGCTTGGGATTGGTCGTCAATGCGTACTACGCTGACTGTAGACACCACTGCCGGTGTATTTAGCTACAACCTCGTAGGTTCAGGAACAGGTTTAAAGACTTTAGATGTCATCAACGACACAAGCAATGTGTTTATGAAACAGGCTACCTCGTCTTGGATGAACAACGTATTCCTTAATCAAGAGCCTCCTCAAAGCTCTCCTTGTTACTACGCTTGGAATGGTTTTAATAATGATGGTTACGCAGTAGTAGACATCTACCCTATTCCAGATGATGTCTATAACTTACGCTTTAACGTAGTCAACAGAGACGCAGAGTTCACCAACGACACTGATGTTTTAAACGTGCCTTCCGCTGCTGTTATTCAGTTTGCACAGGCTTTAGCTATTGAGGAGCGTGGTGAGACTGGCGGCACATCCAGTAACTCTATGATGGCTATGGCTAAGTCTACATTATCCGATGCAATTGCAATGGATGCTGCAAGGTTCCCCTCAGAAACTATATGGACTGATGTATAATGGCACAACCACTACAGAATCTTTCAATCGCAGCTCCTGCTTTCTATGGGCTGAACACGCAAGACTCTCCTGTTGGCTTGTCGTCTAACTTTGCTAAAACAGCTGACAACTGTGTGATAGACACTAACGGTCGTATCGGTGCTAGAAGCGGTTACAAAGTAATAACAACTAACGGCGCGGCAGTTTTAGGGACTAGTGCAGGAATAAAACACATACAAGAGTTCATTGCTTATGACGGTACAGTAACTGTTTTCTCAATGGGTAACTGTAAGATATTCACAGGCACTACAACACTAACTGAGATTCCTTTTCCTGCTGGTTATGTATGTACCGCTGACGATTGGAAAACAGCTTCTTTTACTAATAGAGTTTATTTCTTTCAAGCTGGACATCCGCCTCTTAAGTTTACAGCAGGTGGAACTGCTTTGGAGTTAGTCCCTAACTCAGGAAGCACAGCGCCACCGCAGGGTGATGAGTTATTAGCAGGATTTGGTAGACTGTGGATTACCTCTGTAGCAAATGAAGACTATAAAATATATGGCAGTGCTTTGTTAGATGGAGACACTTGGCATGGTGCCGGTAACTCTTGGGTTAATATTGATTTAACAACTGTATGGCCTCAAGGCTACGACTCAGTGGTTGCCCTAGCTGAACACAACGGGTTTTTAGTTGTCTTCGGTAAGCGTTCCATTATACTCTACACAGGCGTTGTAGGTTTAGAAGGCGGTGTTGCTGCTTCGATAACACTGGCTGACACTATTGAAGGTGTTGGTTGTATCGCTAGAGACTCTGTGCAATCAACTGGTTCTGACCTTCTGTTTTTGTCTAATCGTGGTGTAATGTCCCTAGGCCGTTTAATACAAGAAAAATCAATACCTTTACGTGACATAAGTAAAAACGTACGTACAGACTTGATGGCTCGTGTTGCAGAAGAAATAGGTGTTGACAACGGCCACACTATCCAAAGCATCTATAGTGCTAAACATGCTTTTTACTTAATGTCCTTACCTGAAACAGGTATTGTTTATTGTTTTGATGTTAGAGCGCCCTTAGAAGATGGTTCTTTTAGGGTAACTACTTGGTCAGGCATTACACCTTTAGCTTTGTCTGTGTTTGCTGACGATACACTTTACATGGGCAAGCCTACAGGTATAGCTAGATACGAAGGTTATTTAGATAACGACTTGCCTTACCAGATGAGCTACTTTAGTCATCCGCTAGATTGGGGCAACACCACTAACTTAAAGTTTCTTAAAAAGTTTAACGTAACTGTTATTGGGGGTGCTGGGGCATCCGCTGTTCTTAACTGGTCTTACGATTACTCTGATAACTTTTCTAAGCAAGAGTTTAGTTTTGAAAACATAGTAAACGAAGGAGTATACGGAGTAGGTGAGTACAACATCAGTGAGTACTCTGGTGGTGTAACTGTACAGTCTCCAAAAGTAAATACGACTGGCTCAGGCACAGAAGTAACAGTAGGTGTTGAGACAACAATTAATGGTAAACCTTTTTCAATACAAAAGATAGACATACATGCCTTACTAGGGAGATTCATCTAAATGGCTAACTATACAGTAACAACAAACTTCGGCTCTAAAGATTCTTTGCCGTCTGGTAACGCAGGTAAGTTAATTAAAGGAACTGAATTTACAATTGAATTTAACAACATTGCTACAGCCGTTGCTACTAAGGCTGACACAACAACTGTCACAGCCCTTACCGCTACTGTAGCTACTAAGCTGCCGTTGACTGGTGGAGCGCTGACAGGTGACTTAAGTGTTAACGGTGTTACAACTCTTAAAACATCAGCGGCTTCCAGCGCCCCTGTTGTTCTTTTAAAATCAGGCACTGTTGCTGCTGGTCAAATAAATACACACCAGACAGGCGGGGACGGTTAT